CGTTGTGGTGGAAGAGGGGGCCGACGTAGTCGTTGCAGAGGCTGCGCCTGTGGTCAGGGTGCCAGCGTCTAGCGTGGTGGAGAGGTGGGAGTGCGAACCAGCAGCATCAGAGGTACCGGTGAACGCAGGCACGTCGATAGCGTGAACGTGTCCACCTGCGGTAGGCGTCACGGACTCCTGAACCCAGTTCTTGTCGTTCGCTGTGAAGCCCGAAGTGAATTGGAGATACGTGCCTTCTGGGTTGAGCACGAACGCAAGGCCGAAGGCGTTGTAGTTGTGGGCGTGAGTACCGCCCGACGCCGTGTTGAAAGAGGCGTGGTTGTGGTCAAGAGCGTGTGTGTGCGAACCGGCAGTATCGCTCACAGAGGTGTGACCGTGAGTGTACTCGTGCGTGTGCGAAAGCGTGTGGGTGTGGGTCATCCCGTGAGAGTGCGTAGGAAGGTTGGCCTCGCTAAGGGTGACGCTGTCTGCGCCAACCGACGTACCCACTGCGCTAGTGTTCGTAGTACCACGTACGTACAGGTTGTTGTAGTTGGGGACGCCGAACGTGCCCCCAGAGCCACCGTGGGTGTACCCGTACTGTGCAAAGAGTGCAGGGTACGCAGAGGTGGACAGCAGCTGGCCGTTCGCCTCTACACAACCAGAAGGCACTGCGCCAGTGGCGGGCCAGAGGCAAGCTGCCCCAATGGGCAGATGGGCACCGACGTTCTGGGCGAGTTCGACCCACGGGCCGGTGTCGGTCTTGACGTACACGCCAGACGCCGTACCACTGGGGGTGCCCGTCTTGTAGTAGAGAGCGCCAGAACCAGAACCATAGCCGGTGGCGGGGGCGGCAGCTCCCTGGTCGGGGATGGATGTAGTGACCGTCACTCGCTTGTCAACGATACGAGAGCCAGTGATGGTAGAGCTACCGCTGCGGTACACCGCCGCCAGCACCACGTCAGTAGAGAAGTCTACGTTAGTGGTGGGCGACGGGGCACCGATCAGAACAGAGGCGGACTTTGGGTAGGAGGGGTTCGTGGCACTATCATCGCCCTTCACAGCGGTGAGGACGGCGGTGCCTCCTGAGATACGTGCAACGACAATGTCGAAGCGGTTGTCGGAGGGGGCGGTCGGCATACCGAACGAAGAGTTAGCAGTGACAGCGTACGACACACCGTTCACCATTACCGTACCAGCAGCAACGCTTACTGAGTTGTTAGTGCCGTTGGTCGTAACAGCGCACCCAGAGACCACACCAGAGCCTCGTACACTGAGGATCTCAAAGTCCAGAGCGTCTGGCTCAGCCTGGTCAAGGGCTTCGTACTTGTTGCCACCGGACGTATCCCCGGCGTTCGGAATGATGAGTGACACGAAGTTCTCCTAGAAGGGATCAGGCCATTGTGTCGTAGATGTTGCCACGGCTCCTGAGGTATTCGAAGAGATCGGGGGCCAGGTCGTAACTCTGGCCATCTACGAAGTCGAAACGAGTTGCACCGAAGTACATCGTCCAGGTGCCCTTGACACGGGCACGCTTGGTGGTCGGGGTCACGATGACCGGCTCCACCTGCTGGACTTCTACTGCTTGGGCTGCTGCCATGAGTTGCTTCTCCTATTGGATAGACGGTTACCCACGAAGTGTACCACGGCAACTTGAAAGGGGGAGGGCCGAAGCCCTCCCCCTTTGCAGTTCATCTAGCCGAAGCTAGGCAGTTCAGCTGATCGCACCACCGAGGGTGTTGATGATCACTCGGGACTCGTGAGTGATCACACCAAAGCCCCAGATGGCGTACCATGCGAGACCGTGCTCACGACCGAAGTCGATCACACCACCGTCACGCAGCTCAACCGGGAGGCTGATGGCGTGGCCGAAGGCGTTGTCACCGATCATAATGGCGCTGTAGGAGTTGGTGTTCGGGGTCTGGGTGCCACCGGTACCGGGATCGATGTCAGCCGGTACGGAGAGGCCCTTCTCAACCTGAGTGGTCTCAATGAACACTACGTCGTAGATACGACCGATCTCACCGAGCATGAAGTTGCCAGGAGCGGCGTACTTCGTCACTTCGATGAACTCGGGCCAGTCACGGAGCGAGCGGCTCTGGGACGGGTGCACGAAGCACACGTAGGTGTCGCCAAGGCGAGGGATGTTCTGGCTTGCGAGCACGTTCACGGCGTCCTTCACAGCGGCGGGGCTGAGGAAGCCGGGGCTTGCAGCAGTACCCAGGGTACCTGCATCGTACGGGCTGATGGAGCCACGAGCCGAAGCTGCGGTGCGACCGAACACGACGTTCGGAGCAACGGCAGAGCCGCCACCGAACGGTACGCCGTTGGCGTACAGGGTGTTGCGAGCCTGAACGTCCATGGACTGAGCCATGTGACGACCGAGCAGACGGCTGGAAGAAGCCATCACGTCATCGAAGGATGCGTTGAGCAGAAGCTCGGTGACGGCAACGGCCTTACCGTGCTCCTTCACCGTGATCTGGATCTGGCTGGCAGACAGGGAGACCGGCTCCATACGAACACCTTCGGTGAGTTCGGAACCGGTGGTGTCTACCGCCAGGTTGTTGTAACGCATGAAGTTGATGGTCAGACCAGGCTGAACACCAAGTTCGGTCTTCTTGACGGCGAACTGTTCGAAGCGAAGCACGGGCATCGCCTGGAACAGGATCTCCTTGGACCAGATGGTCTGGATTGCGGGAGAGAGCGAAGCGTCAGACGAATAGCCAGTCGTTGTGACTGCGCTGAGGTCTGCACCTGTGATCGCTCCACCTGCGGGTGCGGGAAGGGCCATTGTCGTTATCCTCCAGGGATACTAGGTTGAAGTTGAATGTTGAAAGACGAAGTGATTCAGATCACTTCAAACCGAGCCTGCCCCTGACTTGTGACCACTGATCCCACGACATGTCCTTGATATCAGACACTGTCAACACCTGCTGCTCCGTACCGTTGTCCATTGGCCCACCGGGAATCGCTCCGGTTGCGGAGATACCCCTCGGTCGCTGCTGTGCTTGCTGCATCAGCGGCTGTACCTTCTGCATGATAGCAGATGAAACGTTGATGGCTCGCTGAATTGATGCTTCGATTTCCTCAACGCTGTTACCGCTGATTGCATTCGCATCTGCTTCCAGCAATTCAGGGATGATGTTCTCAGCTTCTTCGCTGAGACGGCGGTTCGTGTAGGACTGGAGTTCCTGGAACTGACGCTCCTTCTCCAGTAGGGCTGCACGGGCTTCGCTCTCCTGCTGGAGGGCCTGGAACTTCTGCTCCCACTCCTGCTGAGCGGTGTTGAGACGAGCGTTGAGTTCGTCTTCCTTCTTGAGGAGGAGTTCCTTGGAGGACATCTCTGCCTCCTCACGCTCACGGCGTGCACGGTCCTCTGCTTCGGCTGCCTCACGTGCGATGCGGGCTGCTTCCTCACGCTCCTGGGTGAGCTTTTCCAGCTCCTCTTCCAGCTTGGTCAGCTTGGTGTAGAGCTTGTCCTTCTCTTCACGGCGAGCGTGGGCCATCTCCTCTTCGGTGAACAGACGACTGTTCGAAGAAGAGGGGGCCGGGGCCGCATCGCCAGTGCCGGTTACGGCTGCTGCCTCGGCCTGCATGGCTGCAAATGCGGCGTCGGTTGCGAGGGTCGCCTGAACGATCTCGTCGGCGGATTGCTTCACTGTCATTGTTAGTCCTCTATTGGTCTAGCGGATGGGGTCTTGGATGCTGCGCTTATGCTTCTTCGGATGGAACTCTACGCTGGGCAAGGTTTGCCCCGTAGGCTCGCTGAATCAACTGGTTCACTACGTCTCCACTCGTCTGAACGCCGGGGAGGATGCCGGGGCCACCACCAGGTGAACCCGTGCTGCTCACATCAGAACCACCTGCGCTGGCGACATCTACTGGCTCAGCGGACCCATCAGGGCCGGGAACCATGCCGGTCAGCGCCATAATGGCCTGTGCGATCTGGGTCTTGATCATGTCAAGAGAACCTTGGTCAAAGGCGTCGTCCCGTAGCTCTTCGAAGATCTCTGCCATCTTCTCGTTCGGGAACTGCTCGCCCAATTCACGGAGAGCGCCACGCTTCGACTCAAGACCGATAGCCATCTTCGCCTGCAACTCGTTCAGCTTGATCAGCTGATCAACGGGGAGCGGCTCAGGCCAGTGGATCTCGGTACGGTACGTGTTGGGGTCGGCGGGGTCCAGCTGAGTCAACTGATCGGACTCGGGCAGGGAGGCCACACGCTCGTCCCACAGAAGGGAGTCAGGCTCGTGCACAGCCTGGGTGCGGATGATGAGTTCGTTGAGACGCTTCAATCCCTTGGAGAAGTGCGCCTTCTTCATCGTGTAGCGGTTCATCATCGGCTGGTACTGGATCGCCAGTGCCACGCCCGATGTGTTGGAGATGGGCTGCGTCTGACCAAGTGCGCTCTCGGGCACACCAGTGATCTCGTGCATCGTCATCTTGAGGAACTGGATGTAGTCCATGGCTCCACCCATCTCGCCCTTGGACTCAAGGTTGAAGACGTTGGCATCCTTGGGGAGACCGGCCCACACCTTCTTGGCACCACGCTCTAGCTGAGAAGCCTTGGCTCCGGTGATGATGGTCACGGGGGCGCTGTGGTAGTTGATGATGTCGGAGACCTCAGTCATCTTCTCGTTCAGCTCACGGTTCAGGGAGATGATGTCCCAGATGTCAGACTGGCCCCATGGGCTAGAGGAGATGGTGACGTTCGGAATGTGGACGATGGGGACCGTACCGATGGGGTTCGGGTACTGGTCGATCAGCTCGTCGTTGATGTACTGCTCCACCACGTCGTCGGTCAGGATCTCAGTGAAGGTGTAGACCTGACGAGTACCCTCGGGGCTGGTACCCCAGAAGCGATACTTGAGCTTGAAGCGCAGCATGCGGTCACGGTCGTGCGGGTGGTACTCGGGGAAGCAGTGGGCCGGGTTGAGCGGGATGATGCGAGTGCGACCGGCGTGGTACACACCGATGCTGTCCATCCACGGATCTTCGTAGGCGACCTTCACGAAGCAGTCTCCGGTGACGCCAGCAAGCTGGCCCATCTCCCAGAGCACCATGTTCTTGTCGTTGTCCTGCTCCCAGACCTTCTGGAGAAGGTGAGGGATGATGGCACCGTTCTCTTCGGGGCAGCGGAAGTGCACGCCCTTGCCGAAGCAGAAGTTGGTGATGTAGTCGGACATCGTACGGGTGTAGTTCAGCGTGATCTGCTGCTCACCCATCTCACGACGGTGGCTCCAGTGATGGCCGAGGTACCAGGCCCATTCCGCTGCATAGCGGTTGAGGCGGGGGCCATGAACTTCGAACTCTTCGTCCGCAAGCTCCACAAGACCCAACGGCGAAATAGCGACCGTTAGGTCGCTGGACGAGGCTCTATAGCTTGGACTCCAGAAGTCTACGGGCACTTAGTACTACTCCTTGCCGTCGTACTTCGAAAGTGTATCAGACGGAGAGATCACAGGTATCGATTTGCTCCCCAGTAGTCTGGGTCCCAGTACATATCGGGGTAGGCGT